AAGATAGATGAATATGCAGCATTTCCTACAATGCTTTATAAATTTACTGCTGATTTAGGAAGTGATGCACATGCACATATGGCATCATATATTAAGACTAAAGAAGATGTGCAGACAGAAGATGATATCTATAAAATATCTTCTTTCAGACCCTTAGTGGAAACTGTGCAACATACGGTAAAGGATATTCTAAATAAATTAGAATATGATTATGAGAAGCTAGAAATGACAAGTATGTGGGGTAATCATTTAAAAGAGGGCCAGTCTCACCCACCTCATACACACTCAAACAATTTATGGTCTGGCGTATATTTTGTTGAAAGTTCTAAAGGTTCATCTCCAATTCAGTTTTTTGATCCTAGAGCGCAAGCACATAATATGCAACCGAAGAATAAACCTAACTGGCAAAACTCTGGTATGTTACAATTTGATGCTGAAGTTGGAACAGGTATAATTTTCCCTGCTTGGTTGATGCATTGGGTTCCATCAACAGGAGCAGATCGTGTAAGTGTTTCTTGGAACATATTGCTTCGTGGCGACTACGGTTCTCGTCAAGATTACCAGTATGCTTATATCTAAGAAAAATGAAGTCTTCATAAGACTTCAAGATGTTGAACCTTCCACTGCAGCTGAGTTGAATGATTTTTTCACATTTGAGGTGCCTGGATTTAAATATATGCCCGCCTACAAAAATAAAATGTGGGACGGTAAAATTCGTTTGTACAACATCGTCACAGGCGAGATATATATGGGACTTCTTCCATATATAGAAGAGTACCTTGAAAATAATGGTGAAAAATATGAATTGGAAGACGGACTCCGAAGTGAAAGAACAGTGGCCAGAAGTGTGGTGCAAGGCTTTGTACGAGGGCTCAGACCCACTCTCAATGGACGAAGAATTAAAGTTCGAGATTATCAAATTGATGCCATTGCCCATGCTATTGCCACAGATCGTTCTTTGCTCATTTCTCCTACTGCTTCGGGCAAGTCATTAGTAATATATTGTCTTGTTCGTTACTACCACATGATGGGATTGAAGACTTTAATTTTAGTTCCAACCACTTCGCTTGTCGAACAGATGTACAAAGACTTTGAGGATTATGGTTGGAGTTCTGGAACATACTGTCAAAAAATATATCAGGGACATAATAAAAAAGTTGAAAAAGATGTAGTAATATCAACTTGGCAATCTATCTACAAAATGCCAAGACCATATTTCAGACAGTTTGGAGCAGTGTTTGGTGATGAGGCTCATCTATTTAAAGCAAAGTCTCTTACTGGTATCTTGACTAAATTAGACACTTGTGAATATCGTTTTGGTTTAACTGGAACATTGGACGGCACACAAACACACAGACTTGTATTGGAAGGCCTGTTTGGTAAAGCAAAATACGTTGTTACAACTAAAGAATTAATTGATAATAAAACATTATCATCGTTAGAAATTAAATGTATAGTCTTAAAATATCCTGATGAGGATAGACAAATAGTAAGGGGATTCGACTATGGAGCAGAATTGGAATACATCGTCACTAAGGCTGAAAGGAATACTTTTCTATGCAATCTTGTGGGTCATTGCAATGGGAACACTTTGTGTCTTTTTCAGTTCGTAGAAAAACACGGGGAACCGCTTTATAAACTTATAAAAGATAAATACAAGGACAGGAAAGTATTTTTTGTCTATGGTGGTGTTAATACAGACACTAGAGAACAGATTAGAGAGATAGTAGAGAAAGAACATGGAGCAATCATCGTTGCCAGCTATGGCACATTTAGCACTGGTATTAATATTAGGAATGTCAATAACATCGTGTTCGCAAGCCCCTCAAAAAGCAAAATCAGAGTGCTTCAGTCCCTTGGCCGTGGTTTGCGACTTGGAGACAAAAGCCAAAGTCTCAGAGTCTTTGACCTCGCAGACGATCTCTCCATCGATTCCAAGCTTAATTTTACGTTGAGACATTTTAGAGAACGTATAAATATCTATAAGGAACAAAAGTTTCAATTTAAAATAGATAGGATAAAACTATGAATGACACAATCAGAGTCTTTAAATTCTCCAATGGCGAAAGTATTGTTGGGAGCATATTTGATACTGATGATTTGTTCGATTTTAATAGACCACTTCAAATAAGTTTTCCACTAAAATTAAGCTTGATATCAAGAATGACTAAAAATGGTCCAGCAGAGTCACTAAGCTTGACCCCTTGGGTCCATCCTATGACAGAAGAAGAGTATATTGATATCAATACTCAAAATGTAATTATGACAGCTCCAGCATCATCTGGTTTAATTAGATATTATAATCATTGCATAAACCAATTTGAATTTCATGAAGAACCCAATGAAGAATATGTAGTAGATGCATCTAATGAAGAATTAGATGATATTGAAATTGAAGAATCTATAGCAGAATTAATGAATACTAAAACTATTCACTGAACTGACTACAAGCTAACTATACCTGATTTTTGACATGGAGTCAATGGTCTTTTAAAAAATAAAGGAGTATTGACTTTACTTGCCTGTTCTGGTATTATCAACTATAGATTAAAGGAGTTCACATGGCAAAAAAGAAAAGTGTGCATTATGTTGATAATAAGAAATTTTTGGCAGCAATGTCAGAGTGGCGAGACAAATGCAAAGAGGCAGAAGAACAAGATGAAGAGAATCCACCTCTGACCAATTACATTGGTGAGTGTTTTTTAAAGATTGCAACACACCTATCGTATCGGCCTAATTTTATTAATTATTCATATAGGGATGAAATGATTTCTGATGGTATTCAAAATTGCTTGCAATACGCATATAATTTTGATCCAGAAAAATCAAACAATCCTTTCGCTTATTTCACTCAAATAATTTACTATGCATTTTTGCGTAGAATACAAGCTGAGAAGAAACAGGTTCACATTAAAAATAAGTCAATTGAAAAGCAACATTATGAAGCATATACCACTATGCCGGGTGATAGCACAGTTTATAACATTGATGAGACTTTGATGAATAATATGCTCCCAGATGAGGATGTTTATAAACCTAAAAAGAAAATAACATCAACAAAGAAAGGACTAGAAGTCTTCATGGAGAACAAAGATTGAAAGTAGCTCTGATTACGGATACTCATTTTGGTGCTCGAAATGATAATCTAAATTTCAATGAATATTTTTTCAAATTCTACGACGAACAATTTTTTCCTTATTTGAAGGAACACAATATTACTAATGTTATCCATCTTGGCGATGTGATGGACAGAAGAAAATATGTGTCCTATCGTATTGCAAAAGATTTTCGTGAACGGTTTATTGATAAATTTGAAGGTATTAATTTTCACATGCTTGTCGGGAACCATGATACCTTTTATAAGAACACCAACGCTGTAAACTCATTACAGGAGCTTGTAGACGGTAGATACAAGGGTATTACCGTTTATGAGAAAGCAACTGAAGTTGAGTTTGATGGGTGCAAGATTCTATTTGTGCCTTGGATCAATGCTGATAATATGTCCCACACAACTAAAATGTTAAAAACTTCCAATGCTCAAATTTGTATGGGTCATTTAGAGTTGAATGGGTTTGCAATGCAAAGAGGCATGATCATGGATCATGGTTGGGATAAGGAAGAGTTTAATAGATTTGATATGGTCATGAGTGGTCACTACCACCATAAATCAGATGACGGTCAGGTATATTATCTTGGCACACCATATGAAATCTATTGGAATGATTGGAATGACCCAAAAGGGTTTCATGTCTTTGATACAGAGAAGAGAGAGTTAGAACGGATTGTAAATCCTTATAGTATATTCTCTAAGATTTACTATGATGACAGCCAAGACATTGATTTTGATATGTCATCATACAAAGACAAGTATGTGAAACTAGTTGTGGTTAATAAGAAAGACCTTTATCAGTTTGATCAGTTTGTAGATAAGTTGTTGCAAGCTGATTGTTACGAGGTCAAAATCATTGAGGACTTCTCTGAACTGGACGCTAACAATGTCTCTGATGATATCGTTGAGAATACCGAAGACACGATGACCCTGCTTGAACGTTACATTGATGATCTAGATGTTACCCTAAGTAAAGATAGACTTAAAAATACAATGAGAACTTTATATACTGAAGCACAGGACTTAGAAATTTGAAACGCAAACATTGGAATAAATTATTGAAGAATGTGCATATGAACACGGTGCATCTTATAGGTAATAAATGGCATCCGCCTGCTAGTTCAACCAATAGAGGACGGATGAACAAAACAAGAAGTTGTGTTGCTGGTCCAGCTGCAGAGGGACAGAAAGAATGGCACCCGGCAAAGTGTTATCTTATAGTCCAAGACCTTGAAGATATTTGGAATGAATATAATAGAGTATGTGCATGGTTAAATATTCCGATGGACTTTGATGCATTACACTCCAATCATCAAAACTATTTTCCCAAACATCCGTTGGCCCCATCTGTGGATAGAATAGATGATGACGGTGATTATACAAAAGATAATGTAGTAATTTGTTGTAGATTTGCAAATCTTGGTAGAAATATTTATCCAGCAGATAGAATGGCATCACTTGTAAATTTGATTGCAGAAAATATTAAACCTATTGATAAAATCTTTGAACAGAAATCAATTCCAGAAAGAGGTGTTTTGCCAATATGATTATATTTAAGACGGTGAGATGGAAGAACTTTTTATCAACAGGCAACAACTTCACAGAAATTAAATTGAACAACGACTCCACCACTCTCATTATTGGAGAGAATGGTGCTGGTAAGTCTACGATTCTTGATGCTCTGTGTTTCGGTTTGTTTGGTAAAGCCTTTCGTAATATTAATAAGACGCAGCTGGTTAATACCGTCAATGGCACCGCAGCTGTTGT